TACATAAAGAGTTGGATATACAACATCAGAATTTGCTATTGGTAATTGGACATATTGAACAGTAGCAGTTACACCAGATACTTGCCCGGTAATTTTTTTCCCAACAAAGTTTTTTAGATATGAAGTGATATCAACGTTATATTGTTGGTAGTTTAATTTAACTGCATAAAATTGATTATCGAAAGCAATATTTCCAGGGATCACCATTGATCCTTCTTTGAAAATATGACTTCCAAAAGATTCTATTTGATCTTGCAGTATAGATTGAAGCGTATTTAATTCACGAGCTTGAATTGCTCTTCCTGGATTGAATAAGACTTTATAATAATTTTTGTCTTTTGCGCCCTTATCTGCTTCAGAAAAATCATCAAAATATGGACTTACATTAAGATTAGTTTTTTGAGCCATGTTTTAAAATTCCAGGATAATTTTAACGTCTTCTTTTTGTCTAGAATTTCTTGTAACTGTTGGTCTGTTATCAATGTAAATTATATTACCAGACTTACTATTTATCTCTGGATTTGCAAGACCACTAGTGAATTCAACACCAAGATTTATAATTTTATTTGAAACTGTAATAGTGCTTGTATTAGTCACAGATCCATCAACACTTGCACTCCATCCTCCACCATCTTTAGAAATCTGTGATGTGGTATTAAGTCCAACTACACTTCCTGACGAATTAAAAAATGTCGTCATTCCTATAAAATCTGTATGACTTGATCCGCCACCACCTCCATAGTATAAAGATCTATCTCTATAATATTTTAGAACTTTAGTTTCTGAATCATAGGATGCAACATATCCAAGAGATTTTTTACCATCTGTTTGTATTTGTTGAATTTTATCTCCAACCGTTGGTGTTCCACCAGTTAAATTAGTCAAAACTACAGAATAAACCGCAGAAAAATCGTTTTGAGTATATACTGTGGTGTTTATTCCTGTGGAGTCATAAACTGTAGGATTTTTTAAAATACCAACCTGAGCAAACTTAGTATCTACTGGAAAGTCTTTAGTAGAATCATCAAATCTCGCATAGACTAATATTTTATCTGCTCCTAATTCTCTGTATAAATCAAATCCGTGCCCCTTTGATGGTGGAATAATTGGAATCAATTCTGCAAAAGTGCTTATTCCAGAAGTGCTTGTTGTAAGCAAATCTACCATAGCATAAGTATAATTTTTTCCACCAGATGTAACGACTACATCACTAATTTTAGTTGATGTATCGACAGTTACTGAAACAGTCCCTCCAGAACCATCGCCAACTAAATTACATGATTTAGTTCCAGTTGCATATCCAAGTCCTTGATTTTGAATATAAACTTTTTTAATCTGATTTTCATTTAAGTCAGAATTTCCATTTTCTCTAATTGCTGTAATTTGAGAATCTGTAGAAGTATCCCAATCATTTGGAAGCGTAATATATTCTGTAGAGTCAAATTTTATTACATCACTAGGAGAAACTGTATAAAGATATTTCCATGTATAACCATCACTGAGTTTTGATGGTTCTAAGTCAGTAAAAGTAGGTTCTACTTGCGATGCATTTCCTGTTGTTTTAATTCCCGAAGAACCATTATCTATGCAGATATAAACTCTATAGTCTGAATTTATTACGTAATAATTTGCATCATATAATCTAGCAGAATTTGTAATAGGTGATAAATTTATAATACTGTAATCTGGTCTATACATTTCATACTGTGTCCCAGAAGTCCAGTCAATACGCCTAACTACTCTTCTAATATTAGCACTGGTAATTTTTTTTCCAAATAAGACTGTTGATTCATAATGATTTAAATAATCTACATTATCTATTGGATTTGGTGGGGTAGTATTCCAATTACTATTTCTACCAAATCCAGAAGTTGTTGGATTGGATAAACCGACAAAAACATAGTATGAATTTGAAGAATCATTAACAGAATCTACAAAATTAGACGCATTAAGTATTCTAAACTGATCTGTTACAATTGCAGACATTTGAATATTGTTTTTTCTATATTTATACTATATCAGAAAGTCTTTTTGATAGGTCCAATGTTTCTCAACCCATATCCCCTTCTTTGAATTGTTGGGAAAGTAGTTAAACCTGAATTAATTGTAAATCCAGAAACTGCAATTGAAACTGGTGACGATGATCTTGAAAAACCATGTAGTCTTCCCCAAGAGAATTTACCAACTGAAGATCCAGTAGTTGCAATACCAACAATTGATGTTTGAGAGTGAATGTTACACGTAATAATTCCTACAGAAGCGTCTATTCCACTTATGTAATAAATGTTGTCTAAGAAAGTCGTTCCTACACCAACAACACTGGAATTTGTATTAATGATTGAGGTGACTCCTCCACCAACTGAAGTGTCAAAAATATAAATTGGATATCCAACAGAGAGACCAGAAACAGATTGTAAATTAAATCTAAGAGCAAGATTTGTGCCAATTCCTACAGTGGTTCCAATTCCAGTAATATTTCCAGATGTTCCTGCAATTCCTGTAATGGCGTTAATGTTTTCATAGATTGTGTCTGGAACTGGAACAAAAACCTGTGGAACATTTGTAGATGTGTATCCAGAACCTGGATTTGTAATTGTAAAGGTGCTTAATGCCCCACCAGCACCTACAGAAACTGTCGCAGTTGCCGTTGTTCCAATACTGACCGATAAAGTTGTTCCAAAACCAACTACAGATGCTGGAGGATTAGAAATTTTTACATCGACTGATGACCCAGTATATCCACTACCTACATTATTTAAAACTAAAGATTGGATTGTTCCTGCCGCAGAAACGATTGCAGTTACAGCAGCTGATACTGGATCTGGAAGACCTGAAACAATCAAGGCATCAAAATCAATTGACAAGTCTCCTTCATAATTGAATAGAGTTATATCATCTACGAATACTTCAGTGTCCGTTGTTGTTAAATTTCTAATAAGTTTAGCAGTTGGATAAATTTGAGGTTCTATTGCATCTCTTGCTTTAGAAATAACATAACCATCAATAATTTTATCTACTTTTTGTTTTGTCCAACTCAGTGGTTTTTCTGTTTGAGTATCTACTCCTTGAAGTGTATAAAGATTTGTTGTAATTGTATCTGATGATGAAATATCAGTAACTGTCCTTGAATTTTGTGTTGTTGTAACACCTAGATAATTGTTATTACTAAAAACTTGAACTGTATCTCCTTGTTTGATAGTTTCATAGACATCAACTGATGTGCTATCTGCAGAACTACCTCTATAGAAGTAAATAGAAACTACATCTTCTGTTTTTGGAGCTTCAGTAAATGTAAATGATGTTCCTCCATTAAATTGATAGGCATCTCCAGGTTTCTGTAGAATACCGTTTACAAAAATGACAAGTAATAAGTTAAAATCAATTAATTGCGAATCTGCATCCGAAGAGTTCCTTTCAAAACTTAACAATTGAGAATTATAATATAATGGGAATCTGGTTCTAGATCCATTTTGCAAATCTTCAATTGAATCAATATAATCTAATTCTCCAAACTGCCAAGCAGAGAATGAATCTGTAAAAGTATCTAAAACTGTTACTTCAAAATTAGAAATTGGTTGGGAAAGACCATATGCTGTTACAAGTCCAACAGGTTTAAACACATCACCGCGCTTAAATCCGTATCCATTTCTTACAATTTTAAAGTTTGTTACTTCAAATAGAGTCGATCCAATTCCAGTTGTCGAACTTGCACCAACCTCAACGTTGAGTAACAAACCAGTGCCGCAATCTGTAGTTGCACCAATTGCTAGTCTTGAAACGCCAGTAATGGGAAGATTACTATAAGTTGGTGGAGATATATTGATTGTTGGATTTGTATAGTTTGTTCCGCCACCAACAATTGTAAATGATAATGTTCCACCAGCACCAACTACTGCTGTAATCGTTGCTGCAGATCCAGTATGTCCAGATTCTGTTACTGCTATAGATACTGGATTTCTATATCCAGAACCCCAACTTCCAGTAGTCCCAATTCCAATAGATGCAATTGAACCACCAGCACCAATAATGGCAGTTACAGAAGCTCCAACTAAAGGTGCATATCCAAGTCCTGGAGTTGAACCAAGAGAAACAATTATTCCACCTCTAGGAAGTTGATTTAAATTAATATCAGACTGTGAAATGACAATTGAACCATTGGATGAAGTTATACCCGAAAATACTATACTACTAATACCAGCAGATGCATTCTCAATAATTCTAAAGTTATTGTTTACATTATTTTCTGTAGTTGGTGTTTGATATATTCCGTTAATTAAAACAATTCCATTTCCACCACTTGTACCTAAACCAACAGTATTTGCCCCACCCACCGTCAATGTATATGTTTGACCTATTCCAGTGAATCTCTCAGAAATATTATCATAGACTTGATTAGATGTATAATCTTTTTTCAAAAATACTCTTCCATTAAAATATGATCTTGCTTCGGGGAGGGCATCCAAATCATCAAACAATTGATCTTCTAGACTTCCTTGAGGTGGTTCTGTGAAATAAATATCACTCTTTACAATATTAAATGATCCTCTATAAACAGATGCAATTCCAGAATTTGTGTGAGTAGTTGCAGAAGAACCAACAAATCCTCTTTGAACATTGACTAAAGGAAATGTTCCAGCAAACGAAATAGGTCCAGAATATGATGTTCCCAAACCAACATTTACAACTTTCATATATTCATTATCAATTTTCAAAATATCACCAAGAAGAATAGATGAAATACCACTCAATCCTATAATTGTAGAAGCGGTTCCAATTTGTCCACCATTATTTACAGTATAGTTAAGTAAAGAATATGCAATTGGAGATTGAATAACATTATCAATTGAAATTATTGATTTTTCATTTTTCTTAACCATTTCTAATTCATGGGAGTTTCCAGAACCATTTGAAGTAAACGTCACCGCAATTCCAGCAAGTGCGTAATCTTTTCTAGTGGATATTCTAAAAGTATCGTTTGAATCTTTAATTGCATAAACTGTTGTTGGTAGTATGTTAGTTACAACACCAACATTGTTTAGAGTTGCGCCAATTCCAACCGAACT